ACCGGGATATGGCAGGTTAAGGGCCTCGTCATGGTTTGACCATTCATCAAGAAGAAGGGCGAAGCGGTCAAGCTCTGTGACTACACCCATGAAGCCTTCGGCATGCTCTGGAAAGTTTTTACCACGGGTTTGACCACGCTGGGCATTGAGGCCGATGTAGAGAAATGTTGCTGTTGACATGGTGGTGATTCCTTGATTAGTTTGAATAATGCTTGTCGGTGTCGTACTGGGCATCTACTGAGCCAGTCTCAAGGGTTACTTTGATGATTCCATCAAGGTTCACCCGGCGATATGCTGCGAGTTCAAGGTCCCATACAGTCACATAGCGGCTTGTGAGGTCAGCACCGGGCTCTAATGGCTGGGCAAGCATGGTTCTGGCTTCGCCCATATCCTTGATGTAGGTGACAGCCACCACGGTGCCCTTAATAGCAAATGCGGCATTAAACAGACTGCGCCACTGGGCTCGTGTTGTTGTTTCCCGATACAGGCCCACACGGTGGCCTTGTGTGTTGCCTTGCTGGGCAGCCACAAGCTGGGCTGTGTCAATGGTTGACTGGGCATCAAGGGATGCTTGCTTGTGAGCCATACGGGCAGCCATCGCGGTGTAATTTGGTGACATAGTGATTCTCTTTATTTGATGCAAAAACACATCCCATAGGTCACTTGTGGGTGACCTATAAGCTGGGCTCTTACTGGGTGTTGTTTGTGGCGGTGTTGTTTCTCAGTTGCTGGGCTGTTTGAATGGCATCGTTCCTATCGGTTGTGTGATAGGTGGCCTTGGGTTTCCCCTGTACCTTTACTTGGTACTCTTCCCAGTCTGGGCAGAACCAGACACTTATTCTTGAGCCGGAAAGTGTGGGCAATTTAAGCTGTTTCATTGTGGTTTCCTTTAGTGAGATAGTTGAATTAATGGGCAGTCTGGGCAATAGTGAAACGTGATGCAAGTGAACCGTGGACAACAATTACAGGGTCTGCCTTGCGACTATCGACACCGCCATCACATGCACCACATTGGGCGCATGTCTTGAGCTTTCCAGCTTCGGCAGACGCTGGGCAAACGAATTCACCCTTGAGGATAGGAGCTGATGCTGGGCGAATCCTGAAGGTCCGATAGCCTGCCTTTTTGGCCTGTATGCGTGCAGCTTCATTGTCAGCCGATGCCATCACAAGGTGCATATATCCATCAGCGTTTCCGTTTGTCCACTGATGCGTGTAGCCTGTAGTCCCTTGGGCTACTGCCTTCATTTCATCCCACAAGTGGGACGGTACAGCCGCTGGGTCGCCATAAGTACCGAAACGCACCATGCGCTGGGCCATAGCTTGGAGCATTTGTGCATGTATAGCTGGGCTCTGAGTTGCATCAGGGTAGATACCGCGCACGACACCATCAGCGACTGCACGCGCACCCTGACCCAGATTGACATAACAAGAGCCACCTAAGCCCCTACGATGTGGGCAGATACCGCATATAGCTTCATCAGCAAGGGACTTTGCATTTTCTACTGGGCTCTTATCGTTATCTACAAGAATGTAGGTTTGCACCATATTGCCAGTCTTGACATTGGATGATTTAGTGATGACAACACCAACGATAGGGGCGCCAGTCAATCGGGACAATCCGCGATAGAAAATGAAGCCTGAAGGTTTTTTGATGGTTGATTTCATGGGTAAGTCCTGTAAGTGGTTTGAATTGGTAAGCCTGTATTGTGTCTAAATTAATCCGTCTTGTCAAGTGTTGATTTTATGGGATGACTAGGGGATAACGAAAAAATAGATATGGGGTGCTTGTGGGGTGCTTGTGGTGTCCTTGTGGTGTCTTATGGGTTACCTATAGGGATGGCGAAAAAATAGGTAACCTCACACTGACCTGCAAATGATAATGATTCTCATTTACAGTGCATCCTGCCTTGTGTCTTGTGGTTACCTTGTGTCTTGTGGTTACCTTGTGGCCTGCCTGTAGCTACCTTGTGGCTACCTTGTGGCTACCTTGTGGCTACCTTGTGGCCTGCCCATATGCCCAGCTTCGGACTATCAATCCGGTGTTGTCCCATATAAATCAATCACTTAGCGTAACTTGTGCCTGCCTTGTGCCTTGTGTGTGCCTTACATGTGCCCCATCACGCTATTAATACAGTCTGTTTCCCCTAGGCCAGCCATTGGTTCCCTCTAGGGGCGCTCTTCATGCTGCAACGCGGTGTGTGATGGGTTGCCTGTGGTGAGCGAGGGGGTGGCACGGGGGTAAGTCCAAGTCTGGGCTTATCAGATACCCATTCACATTTTTGTTATTAAATTATCCTGGGTGTCCCTTCCCCAGAGGATACCTAAAGGATACCTAAAGGAAACCTAAAGGACACCTAAAGAACTCTCAGCCCAGCTACCAGATACCTAAAGGACTCTTAAAGCTATCTAGTAGTTATCTTAGAGGGCCTCTATCGAGGCACTTGGGGGCGAGGATAGGGTTTTAGATTCACTTCTGGGTGTAGCCCTTGTAGAGACTGCACATGGTGCTATCAATACAAGAGCTAGAGATTACAGGCCAATCCAGAGGTGAATCAAGAGGGCAACGAGGGCTACCCCTGCTGTCACCTTGAGTGCCCCTATGGCTGACTCAATGCCATGCTGGATGGCTGTTGGCTGTTGTTGTTGTTGGTTGTTACGGTTGTGATGGTGGCGGATCATTTGTTAAATGGGAAGGTTGAAGTTAAGGGAAGGTTATCTCAAGGAGCTACAAGGCCCCTACAAGCTCTCCAAAGGTACTGACTAAGGCAACCATAGCCTGAGAGCCTTTGGAGCCCTTGTAGAGGCTTCTAGTCCATATTCAATACAAGTCCGTCTGTGAATTCATCTGTCATGGTTGTCCACTCAGGGTTGATACCTGTGACACCTTCCACGAACTTGGACAGCTCAAGGTGCAGTGCAGCCTCTCTGTGGTCCTCAATGATTCTCATGGTGTCCTTGTCCATTACATCAGCCCAGTAGCCAACAGCAATAGCCAGAGCATCCAGCCTGTCATCCTTGGATAACGAACCTTTGTCTCTGGTGATGCGTGTGAGCTGATAGAAGAGCTGATACCTGACTGCTGTCTCACCGGGGTACTCGTTGTAGTTCTCAAAGTCATCTGAGATTACCTTGGAGTCAACCACGAGTCTGTGTTGGTTCATCACAGGTTCCAGCGTGTCGATGATTCGTCGCTCCTTCTGGATTGAGTTGTGAACCTCTTCAACAGCACATGGGTGGATACGAGCCAGGAAGGGGGAGAGCAGTTGGGTGAACATACCATCACCAAAGTTGGACTCGATGATGACTTGGTTCACTCCGTACTTCTTGGCTTCCTGTGCCAGCTTGGTAAGGTTCTCTTCTCCGTATCCTCCTTTGAGTCCCCTTGCTCTAAGGACGAACAAGTAACCATTGAGGAAAGCAACGATGGCATAGGCCAGCTCGTCTCCACCTCGGCCTGATGGGTCAATAGACATGACAACGCCTGTGTAGTTGTTGAAGTTGTCTTTGGCTACCCACATGGGTCGGTAGAGTCTGTCACCAGCAAGACCAACAGCAGGGAGGTCATTCCTGGCTAGGTCAGGGCTTGAGCCCCACACCACCTTGATAGGGGCCATCTTGGTGTCACAGTCAAGGACAACAAGGTCAGCCAGTTTCAATGGGAACTTATCACTGTCACTGTAGCTTGGGTCCAGCATGAACTGCATGGCAAACCCAGAGCGTCCATAAGAAGCCTCACGTTCCACCAAGTCCAAGTCATCGAAACGAACAGGGTCCGTTGGGGCTCCCCGTTTGGAACACTGGTCAACCAGAGTTGGATCACCAGCCAGCATCTCAAGAAGCATGGGAGACAGAGTGTCAGCATAGCGATTCATGCTCTTCTCTTGGGGATACCTTGCAGGCCAGACACGAAGGTTATACCCACGGCCTGTCAGCTGTCCATACAGAGTCATCTCAGTCTGGGGTGTGCCCAAGTAGATGATTCGGCTGGAGTCAAGGGGCTTGATAATCGCATCGAACTCTTTGACCAATGACGAGAGCTTGTCTCGCATGGTCTGAGTCAATGAGTTACCAACCACCTCAACGTCATCGCCAATGATGATGTCAGCACGGGAACCTGTAAGCTGTCCTGTGATACCCACTGACTTCACTGAGGGTGAGTGGTCAGGGCGGGAAGGACCAACGTCAAAACTAATGTTGGAATCTCGCTGACCGTTCTTGGCCTTGAGGTGAACCAACAAGGGCATCTCTGCAATCAGCCGCTTGGTAAAGGTTGAGAAGTCATCTGATCGTGTCTTGGAAGCAGACACCACAAGAATCTTTAGCTGGGGGTCACGGAGTAACTGCCAGCAAACGAACGCTGAAGTGATCCATGACTTACCAACTCCCCGAAACGCTTCAATGATGGACCGCTTGGGGCCATGCTGTAGAAACGCTGCAATGTCATACTGAACCGGGGTAGGGTCTGGGAGCCCAAGGTGTTTCCACACCAGATACATAAAGTTGCGAAAATCAGACAACACAGGGTCGTTCGACGTCAGCTTGGCAGCCAGAGCTACCGGGGTCAGTTGTTGATTCAATTATTGAGGGTATGCGTCAGCCCCAGCGAAGGGGAGGGAAGCTGCAAGGTTTGCAATGGGTGTGCCTGGAAGGGCAGCTTGTTCAACACCGTTGTCCTTGAGGAATTTTGTAGCGACACTGAAGTCAGCTGAAGTTGCTTCGCCTGAACGAATCTTCTTCATCAACTCACGGGCCACGAGACCATGAAGGGAATCTAGTTCCTCATGGGATGCTTTGTTACTGGACTTGCTCATCCGTTGGGACTCCGAGTTTCTTTTTGAGGATGTACTCAAGGGTGCTTGTGCCCATTGAGGCGAGACCAGCTGCTACCCCGTAGAGTAGAACTGGGTTGGCTGTGGGGACCAAGAACATCACAGCACCAGCAGCAGCACCAATGCCTGCTGTGGCAATGGCGCGTCCTGCGAAGAGTCGTAACGTAATAGGGTCGTCAGCAGCCATGAGCTTGCCTATGCCGATAGCTGCACCGATTGCAGCAAGTACGGCAAGGAAGCCCTCTGGGTTGTCTTGAGGGGTCATTGAGGTTCTGTTGAAGTTAACCAAGAGACCAACTCAGGATTATCCCGAATGAGTCCAATGGTTCCTGTTGCTAAAGCTCTCACATACAGCTCCTCTTCATCACCACCGTATTCACGGCCTTGAGTGTGGAGAAGTGCATGGAAGAGTTCGTGAAGGACTGTGTCCTGTAGCTCCTGTTGTTCTTGCCCCTTGGCAATCACAATGGCGCTTTTAGAAGACTCAAAGAATCCTGCTACTCCCGGCATCTTGTCTTGTGCCTTGTGGGAGAGCGAGATGATTCTTCCGTTGACTCTAAAGGAGGACGGAGGCGGGGTCACGGCACTGTAGGCCAGAGGATGTCTTCAGGGAACCCTACCTGATCAGGTACTTCTCGCAAAGCCTGTCGATATGGAATCCATAGGTCTTTGGTAACCTGTGGGACATCCCCCGCTTGAGTCCAGTCCGAAGATGCGAGAAGTGCATTCCTAATATGACGGGCATATATAGCTAGTTCAGCCATTGTTGGCCCCACATAGTCTGCAATTGTTCCAAATTCCCCATGAACTAGGGCTTTAAAAAGAAGTCTCCCATGCTCTTCTGTATCTGAAGGAGAAGCTGTAAATGGGAGGAGTTCATCACCAAGGCCATTGATTGTTACTTTGCAATCTATTACTGTTTTAGAG